TCCGTCCGGCGTAAGTGCGACGAACACGACCTCGCCATGGTCACGGCCTACGACAACCCGTTCGTCGCCAACTCCAGTAACGGTGTGAACTACGAAGGAGCCTACGTCTTCCCGTCGTTCTCCGGAGTCAAGAAGAACGTCTGCGGCGTGGACCTTGCGTCCCTCTACCCCATGACCCAGTGGATGCTCAACGCCTCACCGGACACCCGGATTGAGGCAGAGCCGGGGACCGACGAGTGGGACGAGATGATGGAGGAAGTCGGCTACGACGCCGAGAACGGGGGGTTCAACTACGTCGAAGCCGCGAACGAACAGCGGTTCCGAACCGACCACGACGGCATCATTCGTGAATTGGTGGACGAGTACCACGAGATTAAGCGAGAGTTCAAGGCGGAACGAAATGCCGCCGAGTATGGCACCGAAGAGTGGGAAGAGGCCGCCGAGGCTTACGCCGTCACGAAGACTATCTACAACAGTTTCTACGGATATTCGGGGTGGGACCGCTCGCCGCTCTACAATCCGCACGACGCGGCGGCTATCACCCTGACCGGCCAGCGGGTCATCAAGAAGACCGCACAGTACATTTCCGATGAAGCTGTTGACGGCGTAGAAGTCGTCTACGGGGACACCGACTCAAATTACGTCGAGTTCCCGAGTGAATGGAAACAGCAGAAGACGCTGGAGTACGCGATGGAACTGTGCGGTGAGCTGACAGAAGAAGTGTACCCCGAACTCTGCGACGAGTTCTACATCCCCTGCGAGGACAACCGCTGGGAAATCGAGGTCGAGATGCGGGCTGAACGCTTCTTCCAGAGTGGTTCCAAGAAGCGGTACGCCTACCTGAAGATGTGGGACGAGGGCGACGACCTCGACGCCAAGGTGAAAGACGGCGAGGGGAAGTTCTCGGTCACGGGCTACGACTGCGTGAAGTCGAACTTCTCCCTGATGACGAAGGAGACGCAGGAAGAAGTGCTGGAGCAAATCGTTCGGGGCCGCGATAAGGCCGCCGTGGTGGAGACGGTCCACGACGCCGCTTCGTCCATCGACGCCGCCGACCCGGACTGGGAGTACCTCGGCATCCCGCAGGGCCTCGGCAAGAAGACCGACCCGGAGCGGGCCGACGAAGATGCGTTCTACTCGTGGTCCACGACCGGCGACCATCCCCGTGACGAAGCTCCCCGAGCGGCGTGGTTCTCGAACCACCTTCTCGATGTGAAATTCGACAAGGGCGACAAGCCGATGCGGGCGAAGGTCAAGCCCGGTCAGACGGTCAACGGCGAAGAGGTCGATGTCATCGCCTACGAGTCGGAGCGCGACCTCGAAGACATCGACATCGCCATGGACGTTGCGGAGATGCAACGGAAGTGCCTGAAGAACCCGATGGACGACATCCTCGAAGCGTTCGGAGTCGAAACTGAAGCCGCGCTGGCCGGGAAGACGCAGAGTCAAAGTGGCCTATCTGCCTTCATGTAATTATGGACGATTCTATTGCTCTAACTGACCAAGCCCGCCTTATCGCTGACGAACATGGACTTGAAACAGTTGAATCAGAAAAATCAAACCGTCAAGAAGCAATTATCCGTTCTATCGAAGTGTTCGGTACGTCAGAATATTGGGAGGTGTTCATCTGATGTCGGAGTACGATGACTTCCCCGGCGTCGTTGTGAACACTGATGACGATGCCCTAACTCCGACCGCACCGGAACACATCTTCGCTCACCTCGATGAGTACGAAGAGGTTAGCATCAGCCCACCTGACGCAAAGACTCTCCACATCTACGCCTTCGAGCGTGAAGGCCGGAGAGATGAACTTCTCCGCGTTCAGGAAGAACTGGAGCAAGACTACATCTTTTCAACTATCTTGGTCTGGCCTGATTGGGTAGAAGACCGGGCGGATGGCTTCAGCACAGAAATGTTCAAGGCTCTGGAGTGGGTCATCGCCCTCGGCCACCGACCACACCCCGACGACGTGGAAGTCATCAGGGAGTTCCTATGACAGACCACATCTACGGCAAAGACAGTTACGTGGAGTGCGACCGCTTCTACGTTGTTTCCGTCGTCACCTACGAAGAACACGACTCCAATCTTCCCGAGAAGTACCACCTCGACCACAACTGCTACTGCAGGGCTGACGCCACTCACTACGCACGAGTCGGCTTCACTACCTACGAGAACCCACCAGAAGAGCGTGAACCGTGGCCGAAGTACCGAAAGCAGACGTTCAAAGCGCACCGTTGCGACGAACACGGCTTTGAAGTTGACGACTAATGCTGTTCTGCTCCCGTTGCGGAAATCCAGTACCGTTCAGTAAAAACTGTTCACGAAAACCAATCATGCAAACTAACACTCACATCAGCGGAGATAGTACCGACGCGGAAGTAATGCTCCCCGAATCCGAACTGGAAGAAGGGGTAGTTGAACAGATTCAGACGATGATAGACCACGAAGCGTTCAAGAACGATGTGGCTATCATGCCGGACACGCACGTTGGCTCCGGTGCAGTTATCGGCTTCACGATGCCACTCGGCGACCGAGTAGTCCCCAACACGATTGGGGTAGACATCGGCTGTGGGATGTACGCCGCGAGCTTCGGAGCCGTGAATTTCGACCAAGAAACCTTGCAACAGTGGGACGAGGAAATCCGCGAGAAGGTCCCGATGGGCTTCGAGGTCTACGACGACACGGACTACCACGTCGGCGAGGACTTCCCGTGGGAGAAAGCGACCGAGAAGCTGGAGCGGTTCTCCGACGAGCGGAACTTCCTCGTTCAGGGCGATTATGACCTCAACTACTTCAAAAACCTCTGTGACCGCGTTGGCTACGACATGACGCGGGCCATCGACTCGGTGGGGACGCTCGGCGGCGGCAACCACTTCATCGAGCTTGGGTACAGCAGTACGACCGGCCTGTGGGCCATCATCCATAGCGGGAGCCGGGGCCTCGGCCTGAACGTCGCCCAGCACCATCAGAAACGAGCGACCGAACTTCGGAGCGCCGAGAAGTTCCAGAAGGACAACCTCCCCGACGGCTACCAGAAGTACGCGACGGAGAACCTGAAGCCAAAGGCGGAGAAAATCCGCGAGAACTTCGACGGCAAAGAAATTGGGCAGGTCTTCGACATTATCAGCCACGCCCGTCAGGAAGCGACTGAAGCGTTCGATGACGACCTCGCGTACCTCGAAGGCGAAGAAGCCCACCAGTATTACGTGGACATGATTTTCGCTCAGATGTACGCCTCGGAGAGTCGGAAAATGATGATGCAGAAAGTCGCCGACGTGGTGGACCACATCCCACGGTCGCCCATCGAGAGCGTTCACAACTTCATCGACTTCGAGGACATGACCATCCGCAAGGGGGCGACCCGAGCGTCCGAGGATGAACTGGCCGTCGTTCCCTTCAATATGCGTGACGGCACGCTCCTCATCAAGGGGAAGGGCAACGACGACTGGAACCAGTCGGCCCCTCACGGTGCAGGTCGGGTGATGTCCCGAAGCCAAGCGTTCGATGAACTGTCCGTCGAAAACTTCGAGGAAACGATGTCGGACGTGGAGTCGTCCTCGGTGAACGGCGAGACGCTGGACGAAGCTCCGATGGCGTACAAGTCCGCCGACCTTATCGAGGCCGCCATCACCCCGACCGCCGAGGTCGTGGACCAGATTCGGCCCGTGCTGAACCTGAAAGCCGAGTGATGACGGAAACATTTGAAGAACTCCACATAATGCTATCCACCGATGAGGATAGTGTCATCACGAAAGAAGACCACGACGAACTAATCAAGTTCCTACAAGACGAGTGGGAGCCGACAGGTGACTACGAATCCCACCTTTTTGAGGATGAGTACGATGTATAACCAGTACATCCAGTACATTGTCAACTTCTGCTTTTACCGGTACACTGCCGAGCGGATATAAGAGGGACGACGAGTAGATGCCCTGACCGAAGAAGAGTTCCTTCAGTTCGCGGCGGCATGGGAAAACGACCGCGTGGAACCAGTGAAACCGCTGGTCGAAAAGTACGGGTGGGATGGGTTGGTCGAACGTCTGAAAGCATCAACTGCCGATGAGTGACCGCCGCGCCTATCAGTTCGCCTTCCGCGTCGGCATCGTCGGAACGCTCCTGCTCGCCATCTACACGGTTTTCGGTAATACCCTCGCAGGCTTATCGGCGTTGGCCGTGTGGACTCTCGCAATCCTGTTCGTCTTGCCATGGTTCTATCTTTTCTACGAGGACAGAGTAGGCGATATACCCGACTGGGCCATCCGGGGTCCACACCAGTAACGTAAGACTTAACATTCCGCGCTTCTTCTTTGTAGCAAGTACGTCCCATCAACGGAAGCGACCATCTTCGGGTGGTTGCGTGCCGAACCTGACTTAGGCGATGGAAGTCAGGATAGGAGCCGGGGAGGGTAATGGCCGTATCTGCTGTTGTACTACTGCTTGTTAACAGCGATAAGGTCGCGGTGTAGTAGTGGTTTTTACTACCGTATAAAAAGCAAAAAGCCCCCAGTAGGGAGAAAGGTGTAATACCTCTCTTCCCGCTGGGGGGGATTTTTGTGTTTGTAGCGTGAAGGTAAACCATGGAGTTGAGTCCACGGCAAGTAGCCTTCGTGAAGTCGGAAATGAAGTCCATAGAAACAGATGAAACGCGCCAGCCGACCGCGAGGGTCGAGGCCGAACGCATCCGAGAACAAGCAGAATCTGCGCTCACCGAGTAACCATTGCTGTTAGGCCAAACTCCCCGCCCCGAACCCACCCGTTGGATCTATTCTAAAACGGCGACCAGCCGCAGTCCATAAAGGTGCAACAGCCACCGCCGGGTTTCATGTTCGAAGAACCACACTCCTTACACTCATCGAAGTAACTGCCCATCAGTTACCTTCAGGCGGCCGGCGTCGGTTTTTCCGCTCCTGACGATAGTCAGAAGCCCTACGGACGATTCGCTTGAACGTTTCAGAGAACAGTGCGCCATAAGCCAGACCGAGATGGAGCGCCCCCTCGGGCGGCATCTCAGCTACGAAGTCAAGACCGAACATCGAGGAATGTGTCATTGTCGAGAAGTTGTTTCGTGTACACGGCAGCCTTCTCGGTTTCCCAAGTGACGCCGGGATACTTGCCCGGATACAGATGCTTGAACGGCGTCTGTCGCCAGTCGGGTTCGTGATGGGCGTAGATTTCACGGCCATCCTCACCGTCACGACGCTCGAACATCGTGATGTGAAGTTGATAGCCCGGTTCTATGAAGTCGCCGGGGTCATCGCCTTCGAGTAAAACCCACGACCCTTCGGACTCCCGCTCGTCTCCGGTGGACTTGTAGCAGGCGATGGGGTTGCGGATGAAGCCGATGTCGCAGATTTCCTCTTCGAGAGCTTCCTCGTCGGTACTGACCTTTCCAACGTACTGGTTCTCGCCGACGTGACCAACGCCGTAGCCACCGACCCTGTTCAGAAGCGGATGAATCTTCGGGTAGTAGAAGGAGCGGAAGTCTTCAATCCAGTCGTCGTCAGAATTGAGAGAATTCATAGATTCTAATAAGTGATGGTATTTGACGTAGTGGTACTATTATGGTAGTTCGTCTTCTCTCATTTCGGAGTAGAACTCCTGTCGATAACTTGTGAAGTCGTCTCCCAACTCGGTTTCAATCCAGAACTCGAACTCCCCACTTCTATCGGAGTTCTTTATATCAATCTTGATTTCTTTCACATTATTGTATCCGGGGTGGCTCATTTCATAGATGAGGTCGCCAGAAGATACGTGCCGGAGCTGAAGACCTGCCTGAGAGCCTCCTGTGTCGATTTTACTCAACCACTTCAGGAATTGCTTCTTACTGAAGTCCATGTTGAGCGACCCGAACACGTGCCATTCGTTGTCTCGGTCCCTACCAGTGGTCCCACTGTAGTTGTTATTATACGAACTGTGGTAGTTGTCTCTATACACCACGTCGTTAGGTGTTAAATCGTAGACAATTGCGGGTTTAGAACCGATTTCGCTCGCGTGCTGCCCGTCAACCGTGTCTGCGTCAAAATTGTTACCTGACCCCTCTCCTGACGCCGAAACGTCGTCAAGGTCGCCGAGGTTAATTCCGCTGATACCGTTGTGGATGTTAACAGGACCGTAGAATCGCGTTTCTTCACCCTGATTTTTATAATTCATCAGGATTCCTTTTCCGTTTCCGTCAATCTCTATCCAGTCAGAGTTTGACTGAATACCTTCACGGTCGAAGTAGACTGTGGACGAAGGAGCATCCCAATCGTCCAGACTACGATTCTGCGTGTTCAGGTTTGTGACGTGGCCGTTCCCATCAACGTAGATGTCATCGACCACCGTCGCGCCGCCGGTCGTCACGTCACCCTGAGAACTGGTGCTGGCGTGAGAGATGGTCGGTTGCGACTCGTCGCCCTTCCCACCGTTGACGTTGATGTGAGTCCCAGCGGAGACGTTGTAGGAGTCCCACAGGACAGCCATTCCGTTGCCGCCCCAGTTGCCGATGAACCCCATCGAGTCGTCCATGCCGAGTTCGGCATCTGCAACAGTCTCGATATTGTTGAACTGCGTTCTGTCGAGGCCAGTGGCCTGATTACCACCGAAGTCGAGATTGCCACCCATCCTGTCGCCCGACTCCAGAACGTAGCGGGAGTCGTCAACATCCACGTTGACCGTCCCGCCGAGGGCAACAGAGCCGCCACCGTTCAGACCAGTACCGGCGCTGACAGTGATGTTGTCGTTCTGAAGACGACCCTGCGGGATGTGACCAGCAGAGTAGTCCCATACGACATTGCCGTTGTTGTCAACGAGGTCGGTGTGGTTCTGGACAGGGTAGTTCCCCATATCCAGCGCCCCGGTCATCGTATCGCCGTCGCGGAACATGATGTCCCGCCACGTATTCGCCGTTGCGTCGTACAGTTCCAGACGCTCGTTGTCTTGGTCGTGGTAGAAGTGCGACGTTTCCGGGCTTTCCGGTTCACCACCAGCCGCGCCATACTCGCTTTCGACCCGCGAGTTAGTGAGCGGAATCAGATGGTCTTTGATGTCGTTGACGATTTGATTCGTAAGGAAGTTGTCCCACTCGTCAACCGGCTGTTCACCCTCGACGTAGTTGTAGCCGTCCGGGTATTCCGCACCGTTGGCTCCCCACGTCTTGAGATTTGTAGTGTAACTTGCCATGATTTACTCGATAAGGCCCGCGTAAGTGCCGCCGTTGTCCTTCGGGTTTCCATCAGAATCGAGGCCGTCGTAACCTTTGCTGGCCTCGTAGTTCGCGTTCTCGTACTCTGTCGGAGTGATGTAAGTGAAGGTTCCACGCCGGACTGCGCTGAAGTTGAATCCGGCGGCGATGAGGCTCGTTGCGATTTCAACGAACTCGTCGTTTGTGATGGAAAGTGAATCCAGAGCGTTACCCGGAACGGCCAGCGTTACGGAGCCGTGACCGTCCTTCCGATAGTCGATTTTTTCGATTTCAACGTCGAGGATGGTCGCAACGTTGCTGACCAGTTCGTTGATGCTCCCCTCGTTGGTGACTTGCTGAAATTCGACCAGAACATGCGACCGATACTTCTCCGTCCCTTCGTCCTGCTTCGATGGGAGGGACACCATCTTCGCCAGTTCCTCAAGCTGAGGAACCGTCTCCGCGTCCTGAACTGAAGTCGCTCTATCTAACTCCTCGATGTCGTCTTCCAGTCGGTCAACTGCATGGCCGACCGTATCGAGGAGCTTGAAGTTACCCGTGGACTCGTCGGTCGGCATCCAAGCGGGCAACCGGCGGAGAATGTAACTGCCGGAATCCGACTTCTCGGACTCTTTAATTTCTGCTCCCATCAGTCAATCACTTCGGATTCGTTTCGAAGGTGAGAGAGCTGTCCACGCCGTCTGACGTTGAGACTTGATTGTCGTTGATGGCGATGTTCGAGGTTCCGTCAGGCTCAGAGTGGGTGTCAACCGTCAGGTTAGACACGTCGTAGACCCCTTCCACGTCCCGAATCTGGTACTCTATCTCGCCGAAGATAACGTCCTCTCCAGCGCCGAGTCCCTGCGATTCGTTCCCTGAAGTGAAGATTCCGCCGATGTGGTCGATGATGGAGTCGCGAACTGCGTCCTTCCCATCGAAGCTGTCGGCGACCGTGAGGTCAGCATCCACGTAAATCTGGATGCTCTCCGGTCGGGAGAACTCGATAGTGAACGTCTGCCCGTTATCGAGTGTAGACGCGGCGGAGTCCTGCGTCCCGTTGATGCCGCCGTGGGGCGTATCACCAGCGGCCATCGTCTCGAAGATGGCGTCGGCGATGTCTTGCGTATCGCCGCCCTCTGCGACGACCTCGAAGCCGTCGTCAGTCTCGTCAGCGTCAACTTGAATCTTGAACAGGCTGACCGACGTGACGCCCTCGACCGCGCTGACAGAGCCGTAGAGTGCAGGCATCGAGGCGCGGGACCCGTTCGAAAGCTCCGTCTTCGCCCGCTGGCGAAGCTCGTTGTCGTTTTCCCGTTCGTTCCCGCCGTCAACCGGGTCCTTGTTCGTAACGTACTCGACACCAGTTGGCGGGTCTGGCATCGTCTGGATGGTGTTCGGAGCGGTGTTCGAGTTAAGACCACTCTCGACCGCGACCACTTCAGCGTCAATCGCCGTTGCGGTGAAGTAGTCCCAATACTTCGCGGCGTTCGCGTCACCGCTTTTGAAGCCGATTCCACCAGACGTGTGCGTCGTATCGTCGCCTGAGAGAGATGCGAACTGGTCATCGGCTCCGTCGAAGAAGTACAGCGAGAAGGCCCCGCCGCGACTCCATTGAACTTTGACCTTCACTCGTTTTTTGGCCGGGACAGACGCGGAGGTGTCTTCGGCGACAACAGTTTTTGTGGCACCTTCGAGAACTTCGAGCGCAACGCGCCCGGAGTCGTTATCCACGACCACCTGATAGGTGTTCGCGTCATCACGATACGAGAACTCCGTGATGGAGATGCCGCCGGTTCCGACTTGCGTGTAGAACCTAAAGTCAGTCCCGTGGCGAACCGTCCAGTTCTTGTTGTGGACTTCTACACCCGAGGTAGCCGAGACTTCGAGAGAGTTAGACCCTTCAAGAACGGTGTCAGACTGAACATTGAAGTCCGTCTTGTCGCCGTCGTACTCGGCGATGTCTCCGTCGCTGAAGTTGTCGTACAAGCGAAGCGTAGCCGATTGAATCGTCTCGTATCTGGTCGAAGCGGAGTCGTCAGTCTGGACTTCAGTCCCCTTCCCAGCAATATAGACCGACTCTGCTGGCGTGTCTCGGCTGAACGTCACATAGCCGCTCGCACTCCCGGCCTTCTGGCGGCTAACTCCGATAAGGGCGCAGAGCAAGTCAAGAGCTTTGCCGCTCGCGTAGTCGATTTGGGTCGAATCGAGGACCAGACCGATGTTAGACTGGGCTTCAGCAAGCTGTTCAGCGATAGGCCGGTAAAACCGCTTGATGATGTTGAGCGAGGTGTCGTTCAGTTCCTCGTCCCAGTAGTCCTTCGCGTCTGCCACCATCGCGTCGAGGATGGCATCGGCTGTCTCTTCCTCAAAACGTCCGTCTGTAATTGTCATTTATTAGTTAACTACTGGTGACTTCAGTGGAGAGCAGATTGATGTCTCCAGAATCGTAGTGAATCTCCACCTGATACGTATCAGGAACGCCTTCTTTCTCGACAACGCTGATTTGGCTAATACTATCGAGGCTGTCGTGTTCTCGCGCCACCCGCGTTACCTGAAGCGTGATTTTTTCCTTGATGTTCTCGCCCTTCTTCAGGCCGGGGAGCGTGTCGTGCATGAACTCCGTCAGTGCGACACTGACGGATTGTTCGAACGCATCCCGACCCTCGACGGTAGCGAGGTCGTTTCGGTCGTTGAGATGAACCGAGAAGTTACTGTTCAGTGAAAGGTCTTGCATCGTGAAGTCCGGTGAGCCGCGTTAGTTACTGCTTTGTACCGTTGATGAAAACGTCGCCAGAAGCGTCGAGATGAAGGTTATAGTCGCCGTTCTGCTTTTCCTCGAAGTAAATGCGAGTGTCACTATCCAGTTGGATAGCAAGCTCGCCCTCTTCCATATCATCGGGAGTGTCGGACTCCCGACTGAGAACGTTAGAGATGAAGCGAGTGCCGTCGTTCAGCTTCTCCATGGTCACGGTTTCGCCCTGTTTCGGTATCTGAATGAAACCAGAGTGGGACTTCATCACCGGAACAGACCGATATTCGTTGTTGACACGAATAGCACGGACGTTACAGTACACTACTCCGTCCCGGTAGTTTACCGTAGTTACAGTTCCGTGTTCCATGATTAGATAGACTCGAATCCTAACCAGCCGCCTGACAGGCTACCATCGTCGGAGATTTCATTGTCGTCTACCCACGAGTTGTCGTCAGGCTCGAAGTAGCTCATCGAGCCGTCAATCGGAACGTCGGGGTACATCCCAACGTCGGCGAAGACCTGCCACTCGCCCGTGTCGGTGACGCTGTGTTCGACTTCGCTAACGAGGTACGCTTCGTTGTTTACGAAACCACCACAGACTTCATCCATGTCTTCCGGCTTGTCGCCGACTTTTCCAGACGAAGCCGTGGGGTTATCGAAGTAATCATCCTCGGGAACAAGGTGGAGAAAATCGCCGGGGTCGAGGTCGAGTACGTTACTGACCTCCGTGCCAGATAGTTCGGGGTCAATTTCGACTGTCCCGGCGTTCTGTTGCTTCATCCGTTCCTTCAACGCGAGAATAGCGATTTCGGGGAGTGCGTCCCGCTTCGCGTTCGAGGACTTCACAGCGAACTCGGTCCCGTAGTCGATGTCGGTTCGCTCGGCAATCCCCATGGCCTTCACGTCCGCTCCGCCTTGGTCGTCGCCGTTGAACCACGAGGCTACTTCATCTATTCCGTCGTCGATGCCACCGAGGCCGGGTTCGTCCACCCAAGCACCCTCGACAATAGCTCGCTTAATCGGCTCTCGTCCGTGGCTGATGTTCGGGTCTTTGTACCGCCAGACTCGTTCATCGTCCGAAGCGGCGATGTGACGGATGCTATTCGCCTCGGGAAGGCCGACGACTAACTCTCCTTCGCGGTTCACCCACGTCTTCAACCGGAACTTCTTGTTGAGGCGACGGAGAGCGTTCTCGGGGCTGATGTTTTCGAAGTCAACCGCGTAGTCAGACTTCACGGCCTTCTTCGTGTTGTCCTGCTCTATCTGTTGGCGACGATGAGCGCCAGCGCGGCCAGCCGTAGTTATCTCACCGTAAAGCGACCGAACCTGCTCATCTGGAACCGTGAAGTTGATGGTGTCAATGAGCCGGTTGGATGCCGCTTCAACGACGGTCTGGTAGATGTCCTCAAGTTGGACTGTCTGACGTTGCTCGTCTATTGTCCCGTTGGACAGCGCCTTGTGGAGGTCATGGAACTGAAGGTGAGTGTTCTCGCTACTGTAGTCAGCCCAGTCCGGCCTGAACATCAGGCGTTGGATGGCTGTCCCGTTGTAGCACACATCGACGGGCGTGATGCCGTAGAGTGCGCCGTCCTCGTACCGCGTGTGCGGCTTCATCTCCTCGCCGACCTCCCACGAGAACTTCGCCCGGCAGAAGTCGTACTCGTGCCGAGACATTTTCAGGCTCATCTCGATTGGACGAACCTCGAACGGTTCGCCGTAGTTCACGTCACGGAACTTTATCGTCCAGACGTGGTCACAGGTCATAGACTTCCCCGTTGGGCGGCCTCTTCAAGGTCCGAATCATCTATAATAGCGGTTACAATCTCGTTGTTCCCGGTATCGTGTTCGTCGCGTCCCGTCGAAACAAGGTCAAGCGTGAACTTGAACATCCACTGACGGGTGTGGGGGTCCCAGCCATTCTGGTTCCCAAGTTCGCCCTGCTTTACGTAGCACTCCATCCCACCGGCAGGTGTCAGCGGGGAGAGTAGGTCTACCTCCTTATCGTAGTCGAGCAATCCTTGGAAGATGTTGATTTCTCCCTGAAGGAGAACTCCCGTAACGTGGAACTCCCGGTTCTTGATGGCCTTGATGGAGACGGATTCTCCACCGCAGTTACCACCGTAGCGGGAGAGTTCCTTCTTCTTCATTTGCGTGAAGTCGTCGGGGTAGAACTCTGGTGCAAACGACCATGAAGTCGTAGCGGGAGAAATCTCGAACCCAAGCTGTTGATTCGGGTCTGAGGAAATGTAGTCAACTTCTTCCGTGGGTTCGCCGGGGGAATATCCCGAGTGAGTAAGTGAGTGAGGCATTAGCTACTGTTCTCGTCGTCGGAGTTGCTGGAGTTGGTTTCAACAACCGGGAGGCTCTGCGCCTCGTTCGTCTCGTTGACTCGACTGATTGTATCTTCCATTGCTTTCTGAGAGGCGTAGTCGTCGCCACCGCCGCTGTTGATGGTGTACGAGCGATTGTCGTTGTAGACGGTCTGTTGACCACCACCACCGCCCGGCCCACCGGGGCCACCGCCGCCACTGGGGCCGGTCGGAACGTCTTGAGCGCCCATTGCACCGGAAGTGACCGCACCGCCGATGACCGTGGCCGCACCAAGAGTAAGTAGACCGATAGCGGCCACGAGGGCGAGGGTCGCGGCGACCGCGCCCCACGTACTCATCTCGTAGCTGAACATCAACATTGTCGCAAATTTGATGCCAGCGGCGAGAGCCATGAAGCTCTGATATACACCCCAAATAACTAACGCGGCCTTCCCGAGGACGAACAGCCAACCAATCATCGTAACGAGTCCGACGATGATTTCTGAGTTCAGAACCTCGCTGATGAAGACCAAGAGGTCGAACAGCGGACTAAACGCTGTCAGTACCTTCGAAATTGCCATCGAGACGTTGTACGCCGCGACGGCGAGCTTGAGCATATCCTGTCCAAGCTCAACCAGAAGTTGCTGGTTCTTCGAAGCCGCTTGAATAAGCCACTCGAAGAAATTCAGCAGGCCAGAACCGATAAGGCCGCCGAAGCGCGTTGTCAGTTGGCTAATAGCTTGTTCGTTCTCGACTATGATGTTGATGGCCTTTTCGAAGCCACCGGAAAGCGACGAACCGAGTTCATAGAGAGTGTCCTCGTAGACTGTCAGCCCCTCCATGGATTCAGCAATGCCGCCCATGCCTTCCGGCATGGCGTCGAACATCTGCGATTGAATCGGCGCGAACTGTTGCATCGTCGGCTGGAAGACCTCGAACATCTCCTGCTTGAGGTCTTGGACCTGCTGTTTCGCCTGCTCAACAGACCCTTCCAGCGACTCTGCGTGACCGAGAAGTCCAAGTCCCATTACCGCACCGCCAGCGGCGGCCACCGCGCCCATCGCGGCGGCAACGCCGAGAAGCTGGGTCCCGAGGGCAACTGCGACCGGGATGATGGCCGCCAGCAGTTGCATATACTGACCCATCGTCGGGCGAAGGCTACGGAACTTCTTCCCGAGCTTGGACTGAGCGTCCCCAACCTCGTCCATGACGTTCCCGAGGGAAGTCATGTTGTCAACCCGGCTGAGGATGCTGTTGTTGTCGATGATGTCGCGGTTTGAGCGACTGCTACGACCACCACTGCCGATACTGAAGTCTATTCCACCGCCGCCCGGCTGAGCCTGCCGGTGGATGTCGTACATCTCCGAGCCGGAGAGTTCGCTGTTACGTAGCTCGGTGTTGACTCCCCCGAAGGGTTCGTCGTCAGCACCGCCGAAAGCGTCGTACTGCGCTTCGGCCATCGACTCCGCCATCTCGTTCACGAAGTCGCTGTTCCCTTCTCCCATGAAGCCATCTTCACCCTGTGCGGGGTTCTCCATGAGGTCGTTCAGCTCAGAAGTGGTCAACTCCGACATCCGCCTGTCGAAGTTCAGACCGTTGTCGCCGAACGGAGTATCAATTGGGCTGGCCGCTTCGTCCCGCTTCTCCATCGCTTCCTTGAACCCGTCAACCATGTTGACGGAGTGCTGTTTGAACTCGCGGATTCGGTCTTCGAGTGTATCGACTCGCCCTGGACCACTTCCATGAGACGGGTCTGCGCCCCGACGAAAAGCTTCCATGCTTTCAGAACCAGCCTGTCGCCGCCAGTCCATACTCACCGGGTCATTGCCAAAGCCGGTTCGCGTGCCAATACGGCCCGCGAAGCCGGACGTGAAGTCCGGGTCGTCTGCACCGAGGTTAGAAGTCTGACTCGATTTGGGCTTCTGAAGCCAGTTGCCTAAGAAGTCCTCACTTGCTAAGGTATGTTCGCCGTAAGTACGTTCGAAAAGGTTCGCCCGGCTTCCACCGTCGGTTGTAGTGCTTACGTCCTTTGCCTTTTGTTGTGCATCGAGGAAACCGCCCGTTTTGATGACTGGTTTGCCTTGGCTATCGCCGCTATTCGTTTCACCATCGGGAGTATTAACATTTGCCTCAATCTCAATATCATCGAGGTTTTCGATACGGTCAAGGTCCTCCTCAAGTCCCGACAGGTCGAGTTCGAGGCTTTCCAGCATATCGACCATGTTGCCGATTTCGCCGGATATTTCGTCTACATCCAACTCATCGAAATCGAGGTCAACGTCACCAGCGGCGGCTTCAAGGGTTTCAAGAGCGGTGGCAATACCGGTAATCTCAGTAGCGACATCACCGGCCTTCAGTTCAAGGTCAATAGTAACTGCCATTAGTCAGATTTGTGGACTTCGTGGTCGGGGTTCAGGTCTTTGTTCACATAACGCACTGTCTCCTCCTGCTCCATCGAGGACGCGGGGGAGCCGCCATTCCCACCACTGGAGCGGGCGTTACGGGGACGGCCACCGTCGCCGCCCTGCTGATTCCGCATCTCCTCGCGCTTCCGCTTCTGCTCTTCTGCTTCCTTCTTCTCCGCCGCGTCGAGGACCTGATTTTGGAATGGGGTCAGGTCCCCCATATGGTCTACTCCGGGAAGGTCGCAGATTCCGTTCGAGTGGTTCTCTACCCGGTTCTTGAAACTACTCGCCGCCCCCGTCTCGGCGAAAGGTTTCGGCCTTATCGGCGTCGGACGAGATTTCCAGCACCCGTTCGGCGATGATAAGGGACTTCCCGCCCTGAAGCATCGAGACGATTTCCTTCACGCCTTCCTCGTCTTCGCCCTCGGCGAGGCCCTGCGTGGTGTCGATGCCCATGACAGCAGCCTCGTGCATAATTTCCACGAAGGCTTCATCGAACTGACCGGGGTCGATGGTGTCACTGGCTTCGTCCTTTCCCTTTTCGAGGGCTTCCTGTGCCTCTTCGGGGTCGAGGTCGAGACGATTTTCGAGAAACGCCGCGATTGGCAGGAACTCCTCGTCGGTCAGCGGACGAACGTAGAGTTCGCCCTCCATGTCGTAATACGTGAAGTCGATAGCGGAGCGGAACTGGTCCCCGCGAAGAGCCATCTCACGCAGACGGCTAATGTTAGCGTCGGTACTCTCGGCTTCGTCTTCGGTGTTCTCGGACATTGTGAGTTTGAGTCGGTGAAAGAAGTCGGCTAACTGCGCGCCAAGAGAAAAACAGCGATAAGGTCAGCCAGTTAGAACGTCAGTTCTGGTCAGGTTGGTCGGAATCACGGTCCATCGCCACCCAGTCGAACGCCGTCTCGGTGGCTTCCTCGGAGCGGACCTCGTAGGACTCGGACGACGCGAGGACGTGCTTGTAAAGCTCGGCCTCGTCGTTCAGCCCGTGGTTGATGTTGATGGTTACGGGCATCGGAACGCCGTGGTCATCGTAGAGGAAATCGGTGACAGCCTTCGAACCGGGGTCGGTGTCGCTGTCGGACTGCGCTTCGTCGGGGATGGTCTTCGTGACCCGCGACCCCTTGAACATCATCGTACCGGAGTACGAGATAGAGGTGATGGCGTAGCCGCTGGCCTTTAGCGAGGACTCCCGAATCTCGGAAATCTCGACCTCCTTGGTGGTGTCGAGACGCGAGATGGGAATCTCGATGTAGCCCTGCGGGATATTCTCGTCAGTGCCATCATAGCTACCATCGTAATTGGAGACGCCGACTTCTGCTCCCCGCGACACAACAAGAGTGATGTTCGCGGCGGATTCGATACGGTCAACAGTGCCATTTCGTGACATTATGAATTAAAGTGGGTAGAGTTGAGTCTTATCCGCCGTTCCCAATGGTGACGGTGTTCTCGATGAACCGGAGCGGTTCCACGAGGTCCACGCTCATCTCCAGCCCCGCCGTCACGGCGTCTTCCTTCTGGATGTTGACGGTGTAGCTGAGGACGGTGTTCGACTCCTGAAGTTGGGTCAGTTGCTCACTGACCATCCCTTCCAGCGTGTTCCGAACCGTCGCGCTGTTCAGCTTGCCGATGAACGGCTTCTGATTGGCGCGGGTCGTCTCGATGATGTAGTCAGCCACCAGTCGGTTGAAGCCGTACTGGAGGTTCTGCTCGTCCGTATTCGAGTCCGACACCGTAGTCGGGTCGTCCACGATACGAACGCCACGGGCTTCGTCGGCCAACGGAACTACGTCCTTGTCAATCAGACTCCCCCGCTCGGCGCGGTTGAGGGTGACTGCGAGCCGCTTGTTCGTGCTGAGGCGCTTGTTGATGGGCGTTGTGTTCAGACCGAGTTGGGCTTTGAAGCCAGCGTAGGCCGCGATGGCCGACGTGTTGTCCTCGAACCGAGTGGGGTAGAGAACTTGCGTTCGGCTGTCGTCGTACTGCTGCTCGAAGTTCGCCGGGTCCAGACGGATGTCTGCCCCGCCGACGCCCAGCGCGAGATTGTACTCGTTCTCCATGTTGCCAACCGTGAAGTTAGCGTCGTCCACAACCGAGCCGTTTTCTGAGAGGGGGACGAGGAAGTCGATAGTCTCGGGGACCGTATCGACCATCACGTCGATGCCACCAGCGTAGTCGAACGTCTCGTAGTCCACGGTGTCGTTGGTGTCGTCGGAGTCGCCGGGAGTACCAGGAAGTTCGACGACCCCACGAACCGGGTTGTAGACACAGTTGCCCGCGTCGGGCGAGTACGTGCTGACATCATCGTAGACCTTCTCGGGGGTGAGGTCACTGCCGTCAAGGGTGACGGTGATGGAGTCGGGGTCCTCTCTGATGGGGGCGTTTGCGAGGTCAATCGTAGTGGACGAGACGCCCGAGATGTCCTCGCCATCGACCTGAGTCTCCTCGGTCGCAACCGCGTAGACCGGGTAGGCTCCCTCGTTCAGCGCGTCGATGACGCCCTGCGTCAAGAGGCTGGACTCCTTCGGGCCGAACCATTCGACCGCTTTCGAAGCTCGCGTTACCTGATAGACCTTAGTGATGTCAGCCGGGTCCGTCGCGTTTGCGAGGTCCGCCTGACCAACGATTCCGAGGTTACTCGGAGCATCACCCGAGGTCGGCACAGCCGCCGAAGAGGTGAGGTCCGTGATAATGCCGGGTTCTTGCTTATCGCCGTAAGTAGTCATGTTGAATTATCGAAAATTACAGATTGAACGTGAAGTCGTTCTTCATCTGTTCAAGCGCATCTTCCTGCGTGTCACTCGGCGTTCGAGTGACGGTGTGGTCGCCGTGGAACCTCGCGGAAAGCATCAGTTCGGCTTCTTTCGGCTCCGTGAACTGAAAAGTCGGATTTCCGCCAGCGCCCAGTCTGCACTGCTTCAAATCCTCGTGGAAAGACTGAGGGTTCTCACGAATCAGCCGAAGTTCCTGTTTGACCCTCTCCTTCAAGCGGCTGACATCAACTTCATCAGAGTGACGAACGAGTAGTTCAACGCGGGTCCTGAAGCTGAAGTTCAAGTACCACTCATACTCCTTCGTCCCGTCACCGTCGAAGTCCCCGTAGGCTTCACCGGCTTTCGCGGAGTTGTTGAAGTTGAAATCGTTCGTGTCCCAATCGTCAATGACGACGACCGGAACGGGGCGCTCGTCTTCCATCGCAGAAGTACGGATTGGCTCCGATAAGGCCGACGCCAGATGAGACTGAAGGGTGCTGATTAGCTCAGTTTCGTCCATCAGAGAATTTACTTTAGTCCAGCGGCGCGGAGTTCACGCCTCATGTGCTTCTCGACCTTCTGCTTCACGAGGCGGGGTCCGACCTGATTCAGGTACGACTCCGTGGTGTCCATGAAGTCGATACCCGGATACCCCTCCTCCTCGATGGACTCCCGCACAACGAACGCAGTAATAACGATGCCGGGACTGTACTCCTTCGCAAGGTTCGCTATCTCGGGGTCCCAGTTGTCCACGTTCGCTGCGTCTGCTGACGCCTGTGCCTTCGCGTTCGGCGTCAGTTCACTGCTCACCCACGGGATGATGTCCTGAACTGAAGGCGTTGAGCCGGTGATTTCACCAGCCGGGGCGAGGCCCTTCTCCACAATCTTCGCGTGCGGAGCATCGTTCCGAATCTCACCCTTCCAGTGGGCCGTCCGACTGAACTGGTTTTCCTCTGTACTGAAGCCCCGCTTGACGGTCTTCCGCCAAACGCGGTCAGTGGTCATCACGATGTCGCGGGCCTTGTCTTCGCCTTCGTCCATCATCCACTCACCAGCGTTCTTCAGCCCTTCTCGCAGTCCACGTCGGAGGGCGGGGGCAACGTGGCTGGCCTTATCGACTTCGATGTCGATGTCAATGTCGCCCATGTTACTCGCCCGCCTCGTCGTGGATTATCGGTTCACCGAAGAACTCAACGTGAGTGTCGTAGCGGGTGTGTGACTTCACTTCGTAGTCCTGACCGTTGTAGACCAGAACGTCCTCTTCAGCCGGAGGGTCCGGCTGGTCGTCCGTGTTCGGGACCAGAAAGACAGGACGGTCCTGACCCCGGTTGCCGACGTTGGATTCGACCTGGGTGTTCCGGTTAGGGTAGGTCTGGAACGCGATGACGTACCTGTCAGGAACGTATTCGTCCGTCATGTTCCCGAACTCGTTCTGTCCTGTCTCAGACCGAATCTTCACCTCAGCCTTCCGACCGAGCCGGTGAATCTGAGCGACGACCTGCCGATGGTACGTCATAGGTCAGAACTACCAATTTCACTCCCACCGCCACCGTCTTCGCGCTCGAAGCTACCGAGAGCGTACTCTCGTTCGCTCCGAGAGGGAGACAAAGACATGATGATGTTCGTCGCCTTCAGGGAGTTGAGGGCCTTGTGCGCGTTACGATACCACGTCGTAACGTCGTCATCCTCTTTCGCAAGGAGGGTGTCTTGGTCAACAGCCCCCGCCTGAATCCCCTGCGAGTCCAGTTCACCCGTCTCGACCTTCGAGAACAGGCAGGTGAACCAGAATAGTGCCTCCTCGCTTGCCGGGTTATCGCTGTTGAACCAGTCGTAGTCAGCGGAGAGGGACTTCTGAACGCGAATATGCCGTTTCGCAGTCCGATACGCCGTATCGAGGCCGTCCTCAGAGAGGACTTTCGGAGACGTGTAGCCAGTAAATTGGCGCACGTCGTCTTTGAGTTCTGTTTCAGTTGTCATGAATCAGTCAGACGGCCTCAAGAGGCCGGTTTACTTGACGTTCGTCGCCGTGACTTCAGTGGCGGCGAGCGGGTCGGCCATACGGCAACCGTAGTCAGCCTCGGCGTTCGCACCGAGCAGGTCGCCCGGCGAGCGAACGAGCGCACCGTTGGGTCGCGTGACCTGAACGGGACGCTCTTCGAGGAACTTGATGGGCGAGCCGTTGGCGGCCTGCGTGAGGTAGAACTTGTCACCAGCCATCCACGGCGACTCCACGAGGGACACGCCGTCGATAACGATGTCGAGGTCCTGCACGTCAGCAGACCGCATCCCGTTCGCCATGGGGACGTGGTACTGCGCGTCCCACGAAATCTCGTCGCGGAGGTCGCGCTTGAACTGGTTCGAGACGAGGGCCACGAAGGGACCATCCATGCCGTGATGGGTCAGCTCTCGCTTCGCCTCTTCGATGTGTTCGTGAGCCTCGTAGGCCGTGTCGTCGTTGCCGTCATCATCGAAGAGCGAGTCGGTGTCTTCGAAAACGTGGTCGTGGCTGTTGTCGAAGGAGTATTCACCGTAGTCCTTCACGTCGTACCACGCGCCCGAACCGTCGATGATGCCGTTCTGGAGCGTGTTGTAGATGAGTTGCTCCTCGGTGTTCTTCGCACCCTTCAGGAGCGTCTGGAGCTTGCCGACGATTTCCTCCGAGGAGGTCCGGCGGATGTACTTCTGACTGAAGCCGAGGGACTTCGAGTAGGTCGTCCCACGGATGGTCATCCACTTGCCTTCGTTCTCGTCGGTACGCATCGCACGAGGCTGTTCGCCCTCGGCGATTTCGTCCCAGTAAACGTCGTCCTGCTCAGCCTCCTGATAGAAGGTCTGCTCGGAGACAGTCTCCGCGAACATCTCGCGGAAGGGGCGCTCGCCCGCGTTGTAGCCGTCGATGAGCGTGCGGGCCTTCTCCAGCATATCATCGAGCGACTTGCCGTCAGCCGTGTAGAGTTCGTGTCGAGTTGCCATGTTGAATTAGGTTAAGAGTTAAGTTAGGCGCGTTGAGTCTTTTAGGCCAGAACCTCGTATTCGGCGTCAATCTCAAGGAACACGCGGTCCTTCGAGACATCGTTCGGGTTCACGCCATCGTCCATCGTGGTACAGGCCAGACCGAGGACCTGCACCGCCTCACCGGAGGTCGAGGGCTTCGTCTGCGTGAAGCCGCCACCAACGTCGAGATACACCGGCTCACTCGGCGTGAAGTCGGTGTCATCGTCGTCGTTGACCATCTCGATGCCCGACCGGACGGCGGTCGCCCGCTCGCCCTGAAGGGCACGCTCCTCGCGGTAAATCTGCTCCTCCACGTCATCCCACGGATGCTGAGTGACGTTCGAGAGGTCAGCAGGCAGAATCTCACGCGGGAAGAGAACGCCGACAGCGTGAACCGGGCCGGTCCCCGCTTCGTTCGCGTCAGCGGCGGCGTCGGCTCGGACGAGCTTGGGTTCTGCACCCGAGTTGTCGATGCCGACCGGGACGCCGTGATTCTCACCAGTAAGCTGAACGTTGTCGAAGCCGGTTCGGTTGAGAGGCTGTTCCTCGCCAGTCGCAATGTTGAAATCCGTCATTAGTTAGTTGAAGGAAGAATGACCGTTACAGACTGAAGCCCGGCATTTCGCCAAGCTGGTCCTCCACGAAGTCCTCCGAGTCCTCGTCGGGGTTGGTCGGGGCTTCCTGCCCCATGTCATCGAAGTCGCCCTCACCGTCGCCTTCGTCGGCCTCGTCGGTGTCCGTCTCCGCGACGAACGCCTTCCAGTCCTGAAGGTCGCTGAAGTCTTCGTCCTCCAGCTTGTCCTCGGTGAGCGGGACCTCATCGAAGGCTTCCGCCTCGGTGATGTCCTCGATAAGGTCCTCGCGGGCGTCCTCGAAGTCCTCGATGGTGCTTTCGTCCACACCGTCCGTTGCCTCTGCCGCCTTTTCGAACTCGGCGACGTTGGATTCCTGTGCCGTCTCGAACTCTCGGATAGTCTCTCGAAGTTCGTCCTCCGAGAAATCCGACAGTTCGCCGTCGTAAGTGACCTTGTTGAAGTTGAGGTCCATGATTAGAATTGAAGTGTTTCCGTTTCTACCGCAAAGTCATCCGTCGCCGAGTTCTCGCCGGACTTACTCGTCTCGTCCGCCGGGTCATCAAACTCGATGTCCGCCTCTTCGATGGCTTCAGCGAAGGCGGCGTTCACGCCACCATCGTCATAGCCACCGGGGAAGTTCACCGTCGAGAACTCGCGAAACTTGCCGTCGCGCATCTCCGGCTCACCGTCTTCGTTCCGAACGGCTTCGTAGTTCTGTCCGAACCCAAGTGACCCGGATGGCGGGCGGGTCGTGAGTGTACCGTGCAACCGCCTCCTGATGGTTCCGCGACCCCTCGATGTTCGGGGTTCGCGTCATCAGGAAAAACTTGCCAAGGCGCTCCGAGAACCACTTCTCTCGAACGTCGCCGATTCGCGCCCAACTATTCTTGTCTTCGTGGTCCTTCAGGTGCGGGGGCGGAGACGCATACTCCTTCCCCCCGACCTTATCGAGGAAGACCTCGGTGATTCGGACGCCGTTACGGTCCTCGGGTGGACCCGGCTCCATCGCACCGAAGATTACGTCAACGCTTTCCAGCGTCTCGCCGTCCTCGGCGTAGTTCTCACGGACGCCGTGTTCGTTGAAGCCAGTCCCAACGCGCTCTGCGAACTCCGAATGACTAAAGTCGATGTCATCATCCGGGGTCGAAGCGGTGAAGACCAGATTCTCGTTGATGTTTAGCTCAGTATCGCTCATGTTAGACTACTCGGCTAATCTTGTCTGCACCCCACATCAGAACCGCCATCAGGCCCGCCGAATAACCTGCCAAAACGGTGGTGTTCCGGTTTGCCTTCGCGCGATTCGTGGCAATCTTTTCGGCGTTGTCTTCGGTCTTCTCGACTACATCGTCTATCTTCGAGTCCATGCGCTCGGTGCGCTCATCGACTCGGGAGAGAAGCCGAACTTCATCAGTAGAAAGGGTACAGTCGTCGAGGTCAGGTATGTCGGTCATGATTCATCTTCAGTGATAGATTTCGAATTTCGACCAGAAGATGAATCCTCACCGGGGTCCTGTCTTGAAGTCACCTCACCGCCCGCCGATTCAGACCCACCTTCTGTATCTGTGGGACTGCCTCCATCGGGGTTCTGGATGTCGTCACCCTTTTGCGCGAGAGCGCGGAGGTTGTCCAGATGGTCGCCCTCGCTCCAGAACGCAGGAACTTCATTGGGGTCGATACCAGCACGTTCGGCGAACGCTTCCGGCGTCAGCAGTCCGTTATTGAACAGATTGAGGAGTTTGTCCAACTCTAGCCGCTTCTCGGCGGAACTGTGTTCCCCAAACTGGAACTCGGGGACAATCCCCGAGAACTCTTCAAGATTCGCGCTCTCGTTGAGCAGGCTCTTGAGAATCTGCTGTTCAACCGCAGACTTCACGCGGTTTTGGAGCCGGTCGATACGACGCTTGAACGAGGGCATCGTCGCGGTCATCTCGCCCTGTCCGCCCACGTCCATGTTCATCAGGCCACGAGGGACGCCCAGTCCGGTCACAATGCGGTTTTCGAAGTGTTCGAAAGTATCCTCCAACCGCATCGCTCCGGCGGTGCTGGACGTGCTTGTCGTGCCTACGATGTCCGTCTCTACGTCGTGGGGTGCGGCGAGCATTGTGTCCGGTTCGATGCTCTCCACGTTGTCCATCCACGCCTGAACTTGGTCCTCCGTCCAGTTGTGGTCTTCATCGCCGAGCTTCCACAGAATCGGGGGGTAAGCCTTCGTAGCGATGAATCGCGCGTAGTCGATTTCCATGTCGCGGAGCATATCCGCCTGCTCGGCGACAGGCTCCACGAGCGACCGACCAAAGTCGTCAGTTGGATGTTTGAAAAAGGTAAGCTCGGCGACCTCGTGCGGGGCGTACTGGATGTCGCTATCACCGCCAGCGCCACCACCGCCACCACCACCGCCGCCCTGCGGCGTCTCCAGTTTATAGAACTCAAGATTACCGTATTCGTCCTCCTTCCGCTTCATCTTCGTCGTCGGAAGAAGCTTAGGTTTGAACTGCTCGTCCTCGACGACCAGTTCCATGAAAGCGTGACCGTCAATGGCCGCGTAGCGCACCCAGTCGTTGAACACCGGCCAGAAGTTCGAGTTTTTGAGTAGACGCCGAAGTTTCTGCACTTCGGATGCCTGCCCCTCGCTCGAAACGGACTCGCCTTGCGCCGTCTGAGCGGCCTGTCCGGCCACGCCAGATTCCATCGCCGACTCGAACGTTCGAGGGGCAACGTTGAACCCGTCACCGACAACCCAGTCGGTGAGGGTCATCATCGCCTCTTTGACGTGTGAGTCAGTATAGGCGATGTCACGGTGTTCCTGAATCGTCTCGCTGGGGGCCGAAGCCGCCCGGTCGCCGCCTACCGACGACCCGCCACCTTGGTCGCTCCGAATAACACCCTTCGGGGATTCAGTATAGAAATCTGCATCCTCCCCCTCGGGTGTTTCTGGAGCTACGAAGTTCTGTGGAGTATCAGCCATTATCGAGAGTGTCGTCGGTCGTACCGCCTGTCAACGCCAGTATCAGGTTGAGCAAACGCGCCAACTACGTCACTTCCGCCGGACGTGTTCTGCGTGCTTGTACTGCCGCGTCCGTCGCTGTTCGCCGCCATCATCGCATCAACCTCGCTCCGTGACCCCTCGGTTTGGTCAAGTCCCGGCTCGTCATCATAGCCGGAGACGTTCTTCCGTTGAACAGGAGTCGTCGTGCGGTCGGCGTCGAAGTTCGGAGGGTACGCCCCCAGCACGAGCGCCATTGCAAGGTCGTCTCGGTTGTTCGGAGCGTTGTCCTTCCCTGAGAACTTGGGTTTCGAGGTCCGGTGGTTCTTCTCCTTGACGATGGCCTTCAGTTGCGCGTCGATAAGGCCGTCGTCGTTCGGAACCAGCGTCAGCAGGTCGTTGTGAAGGGCGTAGTTGAAGTCGCCCATCATCTCCTCGATGGTTTCCTTGTCATCGAAGTCGAAGCCCTCGGCTCGCCTGCCGAGAACCTTGTTGACTTCGTTGTTGAAACCCTCGCCGACCCCGGTCTTGTCCAAGTAGACCTTATCAACACCCATGTTGTCCGCGAGGATGTTGATGTAGGACGCCATGTCGGACGGGTTCTTCGGCTTCCCGTTGATTCCGACAGCGTTGAGGTCCCGTTCGGACAGATTCGTATGGAATCGAAGTAGCCGCTCGGGACCGTCGTGTTCGAACACCGAGATGGCGGTCTTGTCGTTGCCGCCTGCGGCGATGTCCACGCCCATAATCATCTTGCCGCCACGCCGAGCGTGAGTGGCCGGATGATGAACGTAGTCGTCGCGTGCGCCGCGCTGAATCGCGCGTTCGATGCCTTCCTCGGTGAAGAACCGATAGCGGTCGGAGACGGTTTTACACAAGTACTCTTGTTTGAACCCCTCCGGGTCCCGCTGGCGGTCCTTCTCCGCCTCCTCCATATTCTGATATGGATTGGCGGGTTCGACGCCCTGCTCGATGAGACTCCGCTCTACGTCAATCTCATCGGCGTTTTTGAAGGACGGCTGTTCGATGGCGATGATGCCGTTGTCTCCATCCGGCGACCCTCGCTCCATGTCCTGCATGAAGAGGTCGTTCGACGTGTTCGGCGTCGAAATCTGGATGGTGTTGGCGTCACCGAGCGCCACGAACGGGCTGAACGCCCGCATTGACTCCTTTTCATCTTCGAGGAACGCCATCTCGTCAATGAAGAGGATGTCGGCGCTGTCTGCGCCCCGAGAGGTGTCGGGGTTGCCCGCGAAGGCCATGATGGTCGCGCCGTTCGGAAGCTCAATCTCGTCACGGTTATTTTTCGGTAGGTCGTCTTCTTCCAGTGGGAGCTTCCACCACTCGATGAGGTCGTAAATGTCGTCAATCCGGTCCTTCGCCTGCGATTTGGAAGGCCCGGTTATCGCATGGAAACTGTGAGGCTGAAGAAGCGCCTTCGCCAGTATCGTCAGGCACGCAACGAACGAATACCCCGTCCGTCGTCCCTTCAGTACGGAAACAGTCGATGCCTCACCGTACCAGAGGGCATGAATGAACTGACGTTGGTAGCCAGTCAGGTCGAGGTCGCCGACCTTTTTCGTCTCAAGGTCACGAACTCGGAAAATGTCCTCGATGAAGAGGTCAGGTCGCCCATCCCACCGTTCGAGGAGTGCTTCCTCGTTATCGAGGCCGTAGTCCTCTTCGGCGACGGTATTTGCGAGGTCTTCCATCAGTCGAGTTCTTGAAGGGCGTCTGCGTCAGCGTAAATCCAAGCCGCGTCACTCCACTTCTCCAGAACTCCGGCGGGGTTGTCATCGCGGTCGCTTACAACGACCGCCGTCACCTCTTCGGGTTCCGTCTGGACCTCCCCGGCCAGCGCAGTGGAGACTGCGGCGGGCTTATCGGGGTGGTCCACGAGTAGTCCTTACTCGCTCCCCCGAGGGCAGTCGTTGCGGTCGCACGGGCCACAGTTACCAGCCATAAGGCCAGCAGTCAGACCCAACGCGAAGCCCGCGCCGAGGTCAGTGTCAGGTTCGTCTTCGAGAGCTTTAAGCGGGCGAGTCATCTCACCGACTGAGAGAGTAGCTTCGACTGTGAAAATGCAGTCGGCAACGTCTTCAACGTTCACATCGGCATCGTGAACGCCAAATCCAGCCTTTTCCAGAAGCCGAACCGCCTCTGCTCCGGCTTGGAAGCGCCGAACCAAGTCCGTTTCGTAACGCTCAACCATCGAAAGTTAGGTCTTCCTCGAAGTCAGCGTCCTGCTCGTCGTTCTTGACGAGCTTGCCATCGTCCGTTACCTCGAACTGCTTGTCTTCGGTAGTGTCACTCATTTTCGAACTAAGAACGAGGACGGTCTGTCGTGGTTGTCCTTGGGGACCGCGACCGACGCCGGAGGAATCGACCGTTCCGGCTTGAACTGGTAGTGAAGACCGCCGATGAAACCCACCAGCGGCCGCCCGAAGCGTTCTTCCAACGCTTCAAGCATATCGTAGTCCATGATGGCTTCTTCGTCGTCGTAGGTGATTACCTCGGCGTTGTGAACCATGTCGTAGCCTGCCGAGAACGATTCCGTAACTGGATTGAAGTCGGTTTCAGCCATCGTTGTCTTTGAATCTGTCGGGGTCGTAGTCCTCGTCGGACTCCTCAACCGCCTCAGTGGCGATTTCCGCAACGGCTTCGTTGGCGGACGCCTCGCTTTCGAGGGTGTCCATCTTCTGCCGCTCCTTGGGAGTCAGTCCCAACTCTTTCATTTGGTTGGTGACTTCCGACATCAGCAGTCGGTACTCTCGCGAGAGCGGGTTCTCGGCGTCCTTATAGCCGACTTCGACGCCCTGCTCGTCAAAGACAGGCTCGTCGTGAACCTCATGGTTGTCGAGGTAGTCCTCCTCGCGGAGAGCGCGTACCTCGTTGACGGCGACACGGCGGAGAATCCGGTATCGCGCCGGGTCCTCCGACCTGTCGGGCCAGTTATAGATGTCCGGCCAGTCCTCCATGATTTCATCATAAAGGTCTTGCTCGTGTTCGTCAAAATCCATGATTAAGTGTTCGTCGTCAGCGTAAGCGCCGTGCTTGATACCCGCCGTGAGCGGGTTCTCCAGCTTATCCTTGTGCTTGTGACCCTGCTTCTCTACGTCGCCGCCGTGGAAGGGACAGCAGACCGCGTAGGCGGCCTTATCGGTTCCCTCACCCTCGTAGTCATCCTCATCCTTCTTCGCGGCGCGTCTCTTACAAAAACGCTGAGGTCCGTCGTACTCGTCAGGTTGTTTTCCGATAGGGTTCAGGCAGTACGCAACCTCGAACGGAATGTCATGTTCGAGATACCGGGGAGTGTTGTAATATTCTCCCTCAAGCTCGCGCAATTCCGACGGGGAAGCCCCAGTAAGTTCTCCAGCGGCCATCTGTCGGTCTAATAGTATAGTTAACGTCGCTTGTTTACAGCGATAAGGTCGCTGTTGGTGTACTGCTGTATAGTCTAAGGTACTGTCCTACTGTAAAGCTCCCAAAGTAGGACTATAACAATGTCCCCATACAGGGGCGCACGTCAACTGACTTCATCAGTGAAGCCAGCTTCCTCACTACAATGAAAGGACAATAGTTTATATACCGTGGGGGGTGGTGAAGTCAGCCCCGTCAGGCTATTCAGCAACGCCGGTCATGAAGCGGAGAAGGTCGGCAGTTTTGTCACTATGCGCGCTTTCCAACTGTTCGACTTCGGCGATGGTTTCCGCGATAACGTCGCGGTCGTGTTCTTCACGAAGCTCTATGCCTGCGTCACGGAGTTGTTCGGGCAGTGATTGCTCCACAGGTGATATACGCGCTCTGATGACTTAAAAATGGGGCAAAAATCGGGGTGTTGTCATATCCAGTTGGGCATGAAATGACCCCCCACCCCGTCGAAATCTGACTGAGAGCCGTCTGCAATGTACGTCGGGTTACTAAACTCGCGCGCGCCTCCCCGGTCTGATGTAATAACCCCCTGATTTCCCTGACTTCACGCCCGTATGCCCCCATATCACGTCACATACACTTGACTTCATGCCACACTATCGCATGACGTGAAATATGGGGCACGCCCCCGGTTTCGGCGTATCTGTCCATATCGGCACGTTCACACTCCCAATGAGTCCATATTCAGCGTGTCCCCGGTCACTTCACCCTCGTTTTCCTGTCAGCATCCCGAATTTGCCGGATATTCCCGGCCTTATCGGTGTCAAAAGAGGTATTAGCAGGTTATTTGACCCTGAAATGAAGTCTATATCAGCCATATTCACCGGAAAACACCCCCCTGATTTCACCATCCAAGGCCCCCGGTTCACGAGGGGGGTGTGACTTCAGAATTTTGGAAGCTCAGCTACCTTAGCTCCGGGTTCTGTCCTCAACTGTTGGCCCGCAGATTTCAGCAGTTCTGGCAGTAGCGTCTCTCTCCTCGGTCTAATCCTCTGCTTTTGGCTCACCTAACTCTCAAATCGGGGGGTTTGCCTCGATAAGCCCCGTTTTCTCCGGTTTCTGGACATCTCAGTATGCTCTACTCCCTGCTTAGGACGTTTGAGTATGGATTGTTACGTCATGTTCTACCTGCAAATATACCCCGTCTACCCTTATGGATAATCGGCTTTCATACCGCGCCACGGGGTTCCCGCCCGCATAATGCGCCGCGAACCCCGGCCGCGACGGTATCGGTAGATTTATATGATACCTCGGTCAATGGTCAGTTGCAATGTCGAACCAAACCGAAGTTGCGACGAAGGTCGAAGAGCTTTCAACTACGTTGAACGTTGATGTCGAAGACATCACCATCTCCATCGAAGATGGAGGACTCAGAGAGACTGTCATCAGCGGAGCTGATGTGGCAGAGTACCTCACCGAAGGTGAGGACGAATCTGAGGACACCAGCGAAGCTGGTGAGGAGGACGAGGACATCAGCGAAGCTGATGAGGACACCACCGAAGGTGGTGAGGTGCATCTCGAAGAGATGGAGTACAACGACCTGTTGGCTCTCATCAGCGAAGCTGATGTGGACTACCCCGAAGATTCCAGCAAAGCTGGACTCCTCGAAGCGGCAGAAGACATCGAAGATGTCAGCACCGTCATCGAAGATGACGAGGACATCAGCGAAGCTGATGAGGATGTCACCGAAGGTGACGATGACGAAGACACCATCGAAGATGGTGAGAACGAAGAAGACAGCATCTCCGATGCTGAACTGGTCGAAGCCGGAGTGAAGGAGTCTAACATCGAAGATGTTAGGAAGTACCGTTCGAAGAACGGTGTCTGCTCCGAGGAAAACTGCCCCTACGGGGCAAATAACGGCGAGGAGTTCTGTGCTTCCCATCAAGGAAGCAGTTCGAAGTCGAAGACTTCGACGGATTCCCCGAAGGGGAACCGGGAACTCTCCGACCTCAGCGAAGCTGAGCAGAACCTCGTTTCCTCCCTCATCGGAGATGAGGGGAAGAGCCTCGAAGAGGCTATCAGCATGGTGTGAAGTCGTAGACTTCAAACACTCAAAGTCATAGACTTTGAATCTTATCACAAAGTGATACCGATGCCAATGACCACCTTCGGTGGTGACGGTCAGGCTTCGGCTTCGAAGAAGCCGGGACACAACTGACAATGACCGACGAAGCCAACATCGAAGATGTTGCATCGACAGCAAATGACTTTAGCGAAGCTACCTCCGAAGAGGTTCAAAGGGCCGCTTTCGAAGAAAGCGATACCCCAACCAGCCTAATGGCTGGTGTCGAAGACCACGGCATCGGAGATGCCGATACCGTCAAAGGCCAAGCAAGGAGAGCCGAAGAGGTTCATCTCGAAGAGATGAGGGAAGACAGCGATAAGGTCGAAGGGTGGGATACCCCGGAGGTCGAAGACCTCGAACCCCTCCCGACTCCCAGCGAAGCTGAACTCGGGGAACTCTGCCGAGTTCCCGAAACCCAGTTCGAAGAACTGGAGCTTGTCGATAACGACACTCCGGCCCTTATCGGAGTCCTCGAAGAGGAGGGTCGGTAAGATGTCCGACTCCGAAGGAGTCGAGAGCTACCCCCCGAAGGGGAACGGTCCCTTCGATTCAAGAGCCGAAGAGGCTATCGACTGGTATCAGCATTATATGGCTGTCGAGGTCGAAGACCTCGCTCTGGAGTACATCTCGAAGAAGGGGTCCGAAGGACCCGACCCATCTCCGATGATGGAGAAGGCCGTCGAAGCTCGCTTCGAAGAAGCGGGGGAAGCCCTCCTCGGAGAAGAGGTGAACCGATGAACGACTCCGAAGGAGTTGAGATGCCCTTCAGGGACTTCAGCGAAGCTGAAGATGACGAAGACCACGAGGACTGGAAGTCCTCACAGAGTCCCGAAGGGACTGTCGAAGTCTCTTCAGGACTGAAGGCTTCGAGAGACAGTCCCTCGAAGAAGGGAGAACGATGAAGCTCGAAAAGAGCTTCGACCTCTGTCGGAAGGCAGAGGAATACGAGGCTTCGACTCACCTCATCCAAAGGATGAGGGAGCGACCCCTCCTCGAAGCAGATGTCGTTATCGACATTATCGAAGATGGCGACATCGTAGATGTCGATAGCAACGAAGGGGGTTCCGACCGATGTGTCACCCTTCGGGGTGACTGGTGCTTATCGACCTTCGAGGTCAAGCTCTGTCCGAAAGACAGGGTGGTCCAAACGGCCTATGAGGTCGAAGAATGATAGAAGCGATTTGGGTCCTCATCTTAACCCCCCTTGGGGTCTTCTGGACCTTTTCGGTGGTGCGATTCTGACCCTTCGGCAGCAAAGACTCGAAGTGAGGCGCTTCGAATCCTAACCAGCTTTCTTCACCTCATAAGAGGTGAAGAAGGTCGGTTTTTTTTTTTCGCGCCCGCGCGGCAATTAATCGCGGGGGAATTAATAATGCGCTTTAAAAGCCGAAGGCTTTTCGCGCGAGCGAATTGGAATTGCCGCGCGAATTGCAATTGGCGAGCGTTAAGTGAATTAAGACGCGCGAGCCACCCCTTACGGGGTTCTAATGGGTTATGATTACCCTCCGGGGAAGGGAACCGCGAGGGACCCCGAAGGGAGGTCGCGCGGCTTCTTTCTTCGAACGAAATTACTGTTAAACAGCGATAAGGTCGGCGGGGTTTTACTTAGAAGGAGGGAGGGTCCCTTAGTTAATTATTAGAAGGACCCCCTCCAGTCTTAATCGCGGGCGCGAAGGGTCGAGATTGGCTTTCTTCAATGCTCAAATCTCTGGAATTTGGCGATATTGAGAGATTTCCATGGATAAAGGCAAATCCCTCAGACTGTCGATTTCCCTACTCAGCGTCGGCCTCGCCGTCGATTTCTATTTTCCTCAAGATTTGCTTTTGGTTGTCGCAAAGATTGCCTGTATCAAACCCTACTGGATAATCTCCTTGACAGATGGCTCATCGTCGGCTTTCGGCAGTATCAGCATAGCTAGCGTCGATTTCTCTACTCCCACCTGACTCCGACAGATATATATGGTACCTCGGTCTATGGTGATACAGGTCGCTCGCACACAAGTTCTCCTCGTCCACACACACACGCGATGTGTTGTGCTGGACGGGGGGACCCCTCATCCCGCGTTTATTAAAGGGGTGAGAGGGGGCCTTTGGGGGCTTTAAGCCCTCGCACGATGACACCTTCGCCCCCTAAGGGAGTTCCCTTTAAGGGCGAAGCCCAAATGGTTGCCTTCGGTTGTCCTGACCCCTTACGGGTCGAAGACGTTTTCAAGGGGCGTAAGAAGGCTTCGCGGGACGGTTAAAGTGCGCCTCCCTTAAGGGAGGACGTGTCAGTAGCCGCCGAATATCCAAAGGCGTTCGAAGGGGAGTTCCCCCGAAGGTTAAACGCCGAGTTCGACCCGACACCCTTCGTGTTTGTAAATTCATGTCGCGGTCTTCGGAAGAAGCCGCACCGAGGCGAGTTCACTCCTTAAGGGGTGAACATCGACCCGATGACGGAAGGTTCGGACCCTCGAAGAATTCCTTCGAGCTACGTTAACGGCATAGAGGGATTACAGCCCGGTAGGGCTGAACGCCCCATTAAGGACCTCACGAGGTCTAAGACTCGAAGCTCAACGCTAAGATTCTTAGGCTTCTTAAGGGCATCGCCAGCCACACTTCCACCGAAAAGTGAGGCGGTAGAAACCTTCGAAGGGATTTATTAGAACCCTCGAAGGGGACCCGAAGTAGTGATTCAGGAGGTTCACACCCTTCGACCTCTTGAAAGCTCACGAAGACCGACCGACTTAGGAGGGTCACGATGACACCGTGACAGAGCCAAAGACAGCCACGGAAAACCGGACGAAGAAGCTTTGAGCAAAGGCTCCGAGAGGGGTTCCGGCTCGAAGTGGAGTTACGGGGCAAATGCGACTCGAAGAGTGTTCCTCGAAGAGTTCTAAGACGACTGGCGTAACGGGGTTTCACCCCTCGAAGAGTTCCTTCGGGGTGGAGCGTTGTAAGGAACGGCCTTCGCTTCGGACTACAAAAGAAGCAAACGAGGAAGCCGAGAGACAGCTTCCAGCCCTTAAGGCGATGAAGTCACGCAACTGGCGAAGCCAAGAGACAGCCGACCCGGTTAGGGTCGAAGGTGGATTTATACGGCCTTCGACCCCCGGACCCGACCCTTCTCTTCGGGAAACAACAGGGAACGAGAAGTCACTCTGCGAAGTGAGTGACACAACCTTCCGACAAATGTCTGGATTCGACCTTAGCGACTCGATAGCGGC